TTTTCACTCATGATTCAATCAATGGCTTCCACCACAGATGTCGCAGTCACCTGGATAATACCCATCATTATCGTCGCCGCCATACGATTCTTCGAATGTTGGATATGTCATGATTGCGCCGTTTTCACCGTCTTCTGACACTTCGATCTGAACCCATCGATTAGTGTACCGACCTTGAATTTGTTCAGCTAGTTCATCGGCAATCATTTCACGACCAAACCTCGATTTCATGATAGTTTTCATAAATATCATAGTAAATCATTTCACAAGAAGAAAGCCAAATGAAACGCCCACCACTTACTGAAAGACATAGTCAATGGCTATCAAAATGCCAAACTAAATTTGGCAACAAGTTTGATTATAGCCAGGTTGACTATAGGTCGTCAACATTCAGAGTAAACATCATTTGTCCCACTCATGGTGAATTTAGAGTGTCCCCCTTCGATCACCTTGGCAGCAAACACGGTTGTCGAAAATGCGGAACAGCATATATGGCAGAGCGGCAACGCTTGGAATCGCAGAAGAAGTTTTGGTTGAGCGTAGTAAAAACACATCAGCACAAATACGCTTATGACAAAACCACATTCAACAAGATCACCGATAAAATCGTGGTCACCTGCCCGATGCATGGCGACTTCAAGTTAACTGCCGACCACCATATGCGTGGTGTTGGATGTGCAAAATGTGCAAATCAAAACCGCACAGGTGGATACAGCGACTCTTGGTTTGCGTACGACCCTACCCGTAAAATAGAACCAGCAGTCCTTTATTTGGTCCAGATGAAAAACGAATTTGAAGAATTTCTCAAAGTCGGGATAACAAAGAAGTCAATTAAGCACCGCTATCGCGGTTGTAAGTACAAATACGAAGTTATCTACGAACAGTCTTGTAATCTGTACGATGCGTTCAAGGTTGAACAAATAGCGAAGCAGCTCAGAGCTAACCGATACTATCCAAAGGGTGGTGACTATAAAACCGAATCATTTACGATAGAGGCCAAAGATGAGCTGTTATCATTACTGGAGAACGAATTGGCTGTTAGACAGGATATGTCATAATCGCACCATTCTCACCGTCCTCGGAAATTTCGATCTGGATCCACCGGCCTGGATATTTTGAAGCTATTTGTACCTGCAGGTCGTCGCACAGCATTTCACAAGATTTGTAGTTGAGTTCCAAAGTCCCAGAACCATATAGATTTTCTAGCCATCAGCTAACCAGAATGAATTCAAGATCTCTGTCTTGATGGAAGACTTCAATGATCACTCGAAAGTGAAAGATATGGCGGTGTTCGTTGGCTAAAAACGCTACATCAGCAAGGCTAGGGTCTGTGGCTGCGGCCGGATATTTGTGGACGCCTTCTTTCTGAAAGGTCACGAAGATGAGTTTGTTTGGTGTAGTCATAATTCCAACTGTAAATGCTCAATGGTGTAGGATCAAATATCCAAGAACGAAACGTCCTTGTATTCAATGTCAACGAACAGCATTAGGGTGGCTTGTCCAGGTATGTTACGGTCGGAAGTTACTTGCTTGATTTTGGCGCTGTTCAAACGAACGGTTCGTTTGAGTTCTGGCTGCAAAGTGTTAATCTGCCGTGAACCATATACCACATCAACCACTAGGCTTTCTGGTTCCAAGTACAGTTCACGAAGAGCAATTACCGAATCATGCGTGTCACTTAAATCTTCAATCGCCACACGCAGAGTATTTGGCGAGGTGCCGGCGAACCAAGGAAAGGCCGAACGTATGTACCCAATCAACACTCGTTCTTCTAGAGCAGTTTTTACTGATCGTATCAGTACTTCGGTGTTCATTGCACTTCGATCGTGGCTCATTTGACTTCCTTGTGAACAAACTTTGGAATTTGACCATCAAACCCCATGTGAACGTAATCGGCCAATGTGGTTTGTAGCTCAGCTAATTCGTCATCCCAGGTCTTCTCGAGCTTTTCCTTGAGTGGTTTACCATCAACTCCTGGATTCACGACGTAATACATCAGACGAATCTTGCCGATCTTGGCCTTGAGCTTTTTGCTTTCGACCATGACCTCACGTGCGGTCTTGTTATGGCCCAGCATGAACAGAATCGAATTGACCCCGGCAGCAGTCATTGGCTTGCTGGTAGCCAGCTGTTCCTTGAAAATTTCGTTGAAATCAAACATGGGTATACCTCATACAAAGATGGCCCCTTGTGGGGCCATCTCGTCAGTCCTAGACGTATATCAACGACGACGCGCCGGGAGGATATATGAATAGGTAGCAAAGTCAGTTGTGACTGTGACTTGCATTGCTCCCTTCGATGTGATGCCAACCGTGTAGTCGTGACCATCGGCCATCTTCAGGATCGACAGGAACTGGCTGATGGGCCACAGCAGTTCGCCCTTCAGTTCGCCCGTCACGCCTTCAACCAGCACCATAGATGCTCGGTGAGTCGTGGAAGCTTCTTCACCGATTGCGACAACCAGGTTGCCATCCTTGGTCTTCACTGAGAAGAATTGGTCGAACTGCGAATACAGACCTGCCAGTGCCGAGAACTCTTGCAGCTTGCTCTTGTTGGGCACGAAGGTCACGTCCCACTTGATGTCAGCTACGACAGGCTGTTCTGGGACCAAGTTTCCGTTCATGAGACGGAAGTTCGAACCCATGCCGTTCTCATCGCGGAACTCAAATTCTTCAGGAACAGACTTACCGTTCATGTCGCGACGCTTGACGTTGAACGTAGCGCCGTCAGTCTTGTAGCTGGAGAAGTTCAGCAAACCGCTCAGCAGCGGCAGAGAACTGATACCGAAATCGCCGACCAGGTCAGCTTGAGGGGTGGCCAGCTTGGCCTTGATGATGACGGTCTTGTCAGCATCAATTGCTTCGATCTTGGTTTCGTCGGTTGTGCCGGTCACCTTGATTGTTTCAACAAAGCCCAGACCGCCGATCTTTTTTGAAATGTCTGTAATAAAGTCCCGCATGGGTTCCTCCTAATTTCCTCAATTGTGCTTTCAAGTTTGGCTGTTTGCAAAATAGATTTCAATCGATTTTACCGTAGGCGAGTTTGAATATAGCCGCGGCTTCCGCGTCGTTGAAGAACCAAACTCCATCGATATAGTAGTAGCGATTGTCATCCTTGATGTTTTCAAACAACCACGTTTCCACATCAGGGTCCACGAGATTGGTCTCGACCGCGTGGAATGCCTTCGTGGCACGCAGCAGACCAACTGATTGAATCAAGAATCCTCGTTCGCGATATACTCGGTGAACAAAATCCCTCACAGGTTCATCTTCTCGTGGTTCAGTTTTCAATGTGTTTGCGAACCAATTTGACATATTTTACCACTTGAAAAGCTCGTTGTCCAGATCTTCGTTTGCCATACTCAAGTCCCAGTTCAAAACGCCGAACAAGTTGTCGAGCTTGAAGTCGATGATCGTTTCTTCCATAGTTGAATGGTCAAACGGAAGTTCCTTGAACCACTGCGGCAAGTGCGGTTCGTCAATTGGGTAAGCCACGCTATCCATCTTCAACGGATTGGGCTTCAGCTTACACACGATCACCTTTGCACCATCAGTGATGGGCATCGAGAACTTGTCGTTGTGCATTGAGCGAAGTTTGTTCCAGTTGATAGCTGCGCGAACGTGGCCACTCATGTTGATCTTCGTCTTTTCACCAGACTTGATCTTCATGACGTCAACCCCACCCACACCACCAGCGCGAGCTTCTTCCTCGGCCTTGACTGTCAAGCCATTGACCTTCTTGGGTGTCCCCTTCTCCCAGCCCGGACGTGAGCGGAACTCACGACGGAAGTCCTTGACCTTCTGGAAGACGTCATCCTTCGTATGACCAGTCAGTACGTCAAGCAGCACTTCTTCCAGGAAGTCTTGCATGAATTGCGGTGTGTCGGAACGCTTCAGGTCAAGACCCATTACCTTCAGTTTGCCCGGCTTACCATCGACGTCGTAACGGAATCCTTCCTTGTCATACATCAAAACGGCATACTTCTTTTTCTTGATGAACAATCCCTTGGAAGCTACCAGTTCGCGTCCAGCAGCAATAATGCCACCGCGTTCAAGTCCAGTGTTGAATGAACGATGCATGAACTCAGGGAAGCTTCCGTTGACTTCGTCACCGATACCGTCGTAGAGTTGAATGATGTTTTCGCGTGTGAACTCAAAATCCTGATATTCGGGACGGTTCTGCCAGACCTTCTTTGCGCTGAAGTAACTGGAGTCAGTATCAGCATAGATGATCGCCTCACCCTTGTAGTCGTACTCGCCTGTGATGATCTCGTTGATCTTGCTGTTCATATGGCGAGCAATCGAACGGCCAGTCAGTGTGACTGATTGACCAACACGCTTGTCATAGAACTTCATCGACTCGTTCAGCAAAGCGCCATACAGGCTGTTCAGCAAAATCTTACGAGCTTGTTGACGTTGGTTCCAAAAGCCCTCATAGTACTCGTATTCTTCAATCAGCTTTGGATCTGGGTTGGCTTTTGCCTTTTCTTCTTTGAGAAGTTTGGCGTATTCCTTCTCTTTCTTCTGCATCTGTTTACGTTGCGAGTACCATTCTGCCAGCAGACCAGGAATAATACCCGGCACGTCTGTGCGGAAAATCGTACCGTTAGCGGTGATGCACAGTGGATTTCCTTGATGGAAGATCATGTCGTTAAGTTCGTCGGCGCGGAACGTCTGTGACGAACCGTCCTCAAAGTCAACGGTGATTGCGTGCTTGGTGCGGTCGCGAACGTGTTCGTATTCTACCGTGCAGAACACACCTTCCCAGAGTTCAGACTTGGGCAACCCCTTCGCAATACGTTCGGCAATCAGTGCATCAGTATCAACTGGACGGATATGACCGAATAGAGTCTCGGGACTCATGTTCAGTGCGCGAAGTGTTGACGGATACAGGGAGTTGATGTCACAGCATCCGATTTCATCCTGAATGCCGACCTTAGGCTTGGCCACATACGCACCAACGGCGCCAGCCTTTTCCTCTTCTTCGTCATCGTCATCACCGAGGCTGACATCGTCATCATCCTCTTCATCATCCCCGAAATCACGAGGCTTGCGATCAGGAATGATCTTGCCCAACTTGTGAGCATAGTTGGTGATCGCCTGCTCAATCAGGGCCACTGAACCCATTGTGGTCTTCAATAGAACTGTGTTGGTATGCGCAATCTGGTTTGCCAGTTCGATGAACTTTTTCTTCTTGTCAATCTTCACCAGCAGCATCACGTCTTGTCGGTTGTACTCAATGAACTTCTCAAAATCCTTCTTGTACAAGTCATCAAGCGTGCCTTCATACGGTACCTTGTTACCGCATTCTTCGTGTTCACCAACAAAGTCCAAGCGATAGCTGTGAAGCTGTTGTGGGTTGTGCTTCTGATACAGTTCCAGATAGTCGAGGTGAACGCGGCCAACCAAGTCGTAGGTGAAGCTCTTCTTCTTGAACTTCATGTACTCGCGCTTCTTGGGCATCTGGTTCCACAGACACCAGCGCAAGTTTTCCTCCTTGCCTAGCACTCGCGAAATGCGATTCACCGTGTAGGGAATATCGAAGCCAGTGCTATTCCAACCAGTCAAAACATCGCACTCGTCGATCAGATCAAGGAAAGCCGATAACATCGCGGCTTCATCATCAAACAAATACGTGTCCTCGAACTTGCTGCATACCGCATCAGCTTCTTCGAAGGTCATTGTGGGTGGCGGCATACAGAGAGTCACCAGCTTGTTGAGGTGGCTCAAGTAGATGGAAATGGCCGTGATGTTGTTGAATGGGTCGTCGATCGGCGCGAAACCACGCTTCGTGTCGAACGCGACCTCAATATCGAAGAAGCCAATGTTCAACACTGGCGTTTCAACATTCAGATAGTTTTCTTCCAAACAACGGAAAACTGGATTGATGTCGCTTTCGAAGATTTGTCGTGTCTTCTGCACCAGCATCTTTTCACGCATGAACGCCTTGTGTGATGGTGTAGAAAAACGTGAAAGTCTGTCTCCGAAGATGCTTTCGTGATTTCCCTTGGGGTCAGTGAAGTAGAGGGTGTAATTGGCTGGGTAGCGGCGAAACACTCGCTGTCCATCAACCCGTTCAACCACCAGAATCTCGTCTTTGTCTCGATCGTGTAGAGCGTCAACGTACATGTAAATGAAGTTCCTTTGTGTTTGCCATTTTAGTGGAATATTTACGAACCAGCAAAAAGGCGTAGATGAAGCTTGACAAGATGTCAAGCAAACGCTAACCTCCAGAACAAACCTAGCCGTAGAACAACCATAAGATGGCAAAAACAAAACTGTTCCCCAAGAACTTGCGACTGGCTCACTCACCCAAGGCATTCTTTGGAAGCCTGCCCTTTCGCCTGCATATTGAATTTCCCGACTCGAAGGGTACTTGGTATCAAACAATAAAGACACGTAGCTACAATCGAGGTTCAGTTAGATCCCAGATTGAAAAAATGGGGTTGCAGAAGGACGATTACGGATTGAGGTTTGGTCGACTGCACGCCACCGTTTACTTCAAGTCGATCGACCATATCGCGGAAGCTTGCACGGGTCTGCTCAAAACGTTCACTCAGAAATATCAGTTCGAAGTATCACTGATGACCGAAGACCACAAAGAAGTGGTAATGAACGACGAAAAGGTGGTCATTCGACCAACTCTGTTCTTTAACAAGTATGCTTGGAAGTTTGAATTCTACAGGATGAAGTCTGATGATGCTAACTCCATGTTGGAACTCTTGGGAGAAGAAGCAACCGTAGATGAGTGGAAATACGGAGCCACTCACATCTCTGACAAGATCAGAATTAGATTTGGTAGTCGATACTACAATACCATCGTCTACGTGAACGACGAATATGATGCCGTCATGGTCAAAATGGCGTTCGTCGCAAAAAGCATCACCAAGGTATTACTCCCATGAATAACAACACTGTCCAAATTTGGCCGAAAAACGTTAAGCTTGAAATTGCACCTCGAGTCTTTTACCGGAAGTATCCAGTTTCAGTCAAACTCGACTTGCCGATGTGGCAACCAAGCTTCAAACGTCAACGTAGTTATATGCGATATGAGCAACGTCGAGCGTTAGAAGACAAGCAACGGATCGAATTGAACAAGGCTACCGTGATCTTCAAAGATCAAAAGTATGAAAATACTCGTACCATGTATCAGTGGTGGGGGTCAAACTCTTTCTACTTCGAAAGCTACGATGACGCGGCTGAGTTCTTAACTCTCATCAAGCATCTAGACATCTTTGCCGTTGTTCGAATTCTGCCACCAAAGATGGCAGAAACCTCTAAGTTGGATGCCAAACTTGAATTCCGGAAACAGAAGTATTACCAGAAGTACACCTGGCGCATTGACTGTGGCAAAGGCCAGGACCTGTCAGAAACTCTGATGGGTATCTTTGGAACGGAGGATACGGAAAACGATAAATTCAAGCTGACTAACGGTGGTAGCTACTACAACACCATTGTCTACTTGGACGACGAGGATGATGCGGTTCTCGTGAAAATTGCAGCATCGCAAGTGAAGTCGATTCGTAAAGCGATAGTCGTCGAGTAAAATGCCCTAGGCATGACGGAAGGGCCCTATAGGGCCCTTCGTTGTTTTGGGAATACCGCGTGTCAGCCGGTGAGTGCGTTGTGCATGCCAAAGATGTCAACGCAGAAGAAGAACATATTCAGCACGACCCAGAACCCATTGTTGCGCATGTACGATGAGATAGCCAATGTCAAGCTACCAGTCATGTAGGCGCAATAGATTGGAACCATGTTTGGGTGTGGCGCTTGATACGCCAATGAGCCTGCGGCTATGATGCAAGCCAGAGTTCCGATGAACTCCAACCAGAAGATCACAGGATTGTGTTTGAAGTCATACTTCCAGTTGTCAAGGATTCCCTTGAACATGTCGAGTTTGCTGCTCATTGCTCTCCCTTGGATTCAACAGGGCCACACATTTGGTCCACTGCTATGGTGATCTGCTCCACGATTTCCATGGACAGAACGCCCATCCTCGTTGAAGCATTATCCAACGCCATCTTGATAACGGCGTCGTAGGCGGCAGCGGGTAGCGGCTCACCTTGCGGCAAGGGTTTGCCAAGACGGAATGTGGTCTTGCTAGTCTTCAAAATGTGATTGTGCTCATCGAGCGTGACCACTTGACCAGTTGTGACCCATCCGTCTTTGACTTGAGGATGGCCAGTGAGTTCACCGACCACAAACCCTCGTTTACCTGGGGTGGCGACCATGAGACGCCAATTTGAAAGCTTTGGCAGTTGTTCGACTTCGTATTCGATCATGATCGCCTCCCGTTATCAAGCGCGCCCAGCAGCGTGCAGAATTTCTTCCACGGTGTCGACTTCTTCTTGAAGAGAAGAAACACTACCCTTGAATGCGGTCTTGATAGCTTTGTTCAGAATGGCTGGCTTCACGCCCAATTCTGTAGCCAGTTCCTTGACTGTCTCACCCAGACCGGCCTTCAGATCAGCGATCTCTTGGTTGGTACGAATACCAACTTCGATGAGGTTCTTGATCTTGGCGCGGTCGTCCGGAGACAGGTTCAGAGGTTCAGACATAGTTTTAACTCCCTATAGTTGATATCGCATATTAGCTTGGCTCTGTCACAAGCTCAAATATCAATCAACTTTAGTTGATTGATAACGAACACCTAAAGGTGTTCGTTATCAAGGAGTTGGCGAATGTAACTGATTGAACAGTTGTTCAGACGCGAGGTTCTTCTGCTTGGCTTCGACTTCAATGTCCATCCAACTCAAGTGACTGATTGCCCATTCGTTCGCCGCGACGTTCCAGCACATGTTTGAATGTGCTCGGATATCACGAACTGAACATCCCTTGGCTCGCAAAGCAGCGAAGTCAGGAAGGATGTTGGGATCATGATGAGGCATGATAGTCTCATGGCTGACGCTGTAATGACCCAGAGGTTGAACGCCGCGCCATGAATCAATCACGAACTCAATTCGTGGATCATCGGGAGTCACATAGCTGCCTTGGCTGTGGACCCATTCATGATGAATGTCAAACACCACAGGAACGTATTCAGCGACGTTCTCCAAGCTCGAGAGTCCAAACGAAATTTCGTCGTTCTCGACTGTGATCAAGTTACGAGCATCGTCACTAAGACCCTTGACCGTCTTGATGAAATTACGTGTACCACCATCACGACTGCCTACGTGAACATTCACAGCAGCACCGTGAGGATGCCAGCCGCCAGTGAATCCCATCATACGCATCATTTCGATGTGATATTCAAACTCGGCCATGGCACGGACTCTCGTGCCTTCATTCACTGAATTCAGCACTGTGTATTGTCCGGGATGGAACGTCAACCTAATCCCCTTGGAACGTGCCAGGTGCCCTACGGTGTGAAATCCAGTCTCAATCAGTTCCCGGATACTAGGCTCGAGGTAAACATCAGTGGCAACCTCGTGGGTATAACAAGGGAGCAAATCAGACGTGAGACGGAGTAGGCGACGACCTTCTGGTAATTCACCTACGTGTTGAACTAGACGTTCCAGAGTGTCCATGTTGTTTGCCAACAAGCCAGAGATCTTGTCAACCCGCTTGTTGTAGCTGAGCTTGGACAGGGCTGTGATTGTAGTAGTGCTCTGATTCATCAGAGCTTCTTCATTCGAATCACCAGTGGCGCTGACCCATTTGCAGCAAAAGCCGATCTTACCAGACATCTATTTCCTAACTTTTCTTATGTGCCGTTTGCCAATAAAGCAAAGGAATAACGTGACCCTTCATTTATCATTCAAGGTCATCAAGTTCAGTACTCTATTGCTGAACTTGAATGGTATCAAATCAAGTTAGAAATTCATGGAACTTGAGTTTGAAAAGCATCGCATCGTCTTCGTGTTTGAAGCGGTAACGGCGCTGCACCGTGAAGAAGCTTGGATCTTCAGGGTGCGAAACAATTGTTGGATGGAACAAAACCACGCCTTTGCATGAACCCTGGATGAAAGTTCTTACTTCACGTTCCTGTTCGCGGGTCAAACCAGAACGGACTCTGATTGAATACGGAAAGGTATTCTCAGGAGTCCAATCAAATGATTGCTTTTTGCGAAAGGTGTGAAATGTAACAAGACGCGCCATCACTGGTATTTAACACCAGGTGATGGTGGTGAATTTCAGTACAGCCGACGGTGATGCGAATGTTCTTTGATGACGTGGTCTCGTTTGGGATGGTGATTGGTGATTTCTTGAATCAGATTGGCGAATTGCATCTTGAAAAGAAGAGCACTCGATTCTGACTCAAAGAAGAATACCGCCCAGTAATTGGATGCCTCATAACACTGATCCCAACGGTCACCGTATTGATGCTGGTAACTCAAGTCGAGTGTGGCATGAATAACGGTATCAGGAATGCTTTCCTGGACCCATTTCCTGATCTCGATTCTGTGTTCACGTTCGAGATCTTCTTGATGGATACCGATCTTGAACGGCCAGTATTCATTTTCTTTTTCAATATCGTTGTACCAAGTGCCATTCTTGTAGTAGGAGTTCTTGAAATACCACGATGCATTGCTGTATGCTTCTGATAAGCTGATGAGACTACCCATGTCAAACTTTCGATGACTTTCTTAGAGTTTCTCGCCCTTCACCGTACCACGGAAGCCCTTCCAACGCGGGAAGCGCAGCGAGTATTCGTCAGTGCCGATCTGGTGCCGTTCTTGCGTGAAGCAGTCAGCACGAACTTCACCCAGAAAGCCATGGTACTTGGTCGGGTTCTTGACTATTTCGGCCCAGATCTCTTCGCGTTCCTTAACCGAATATCCACCACCGCAGTTGACCTTGATCTTTCGGCCCTCGTCTTCACCTTCCATCTCAAAACCACCCAGCTTGCCCACGAAATCGCCTTCGCCTTCGTAGTGGCCGACGATCTTCAGCGTCACTTCGATGAAGGGCTTGATCTTCAACCAGGAGAACGTGCGTTTGGTTTCGTAAGGAGCATCGGGGTCCTTGACCATGATCCCCTCATAGCCAGCCTCGATAGCTTCACGGTTGAATTCCTTGAATGCCGTTTTCCCCTCGGGGGTATCAAGGTCAACAGTCATCTTGGGGACCACGTAGACTTCGCCGCTGAGGGTTACCATCATGCCGATCGTACCGCAGAGAGCGGTGTGCCGATCGCTTTGCTTCATCTTACATTTACCCGCCTTGAAGTCGGCCAGCGGCAACATGTCAAACAGCGCCAGCTTGGTGTCGGCCGTATCAACCTTCTTGCTGCGGTTGACTTGGGTCATCAGAGTTTGGAAAGTCTTGCTGGTGATTTCACCGTCGAACACCATACTGCAAGGCAGTTCTTCGAACAGCGATTCGAAGGCCGAACGGATGTGTGGGAAGTTGTCGTTCTGCTTGCCGTTGCGAGTGTACTGTGTCACCGTGCGGGCTTCCTTGTCCACGATGGTCAGCAGACGAACGCCGTCGAGCTTGATGTCGAGCATCTTGCGACCAGCGACCTTCTTGGCATTTGCTTCATCAGCACCATCCTTGGCGAGCTGGCAGCTGAACACTGGAACGATGAACTTCTTGGCATCAGGATCGCTCTTGGAGAGCTTCTCCAGAATCTTGTTGACCGTCGTGTCAGTTGTGCCACAGCGCATGTCCTTGAGCAAAACACGACGGTAGAACTCGTTCCACATCTCGCATTGCGTATCGCCCGCCAGTTCGTGGATGGCATCACGAGCTGCATTGCCGGTCAGTTGCCTGGTACGCAGCTTGGTGGCGAGGTCTTCGAAATCACGCCACGTGGTGGAGCCTTGGGCCGTCGGATCACCGTCAACAATCTCGGCCACCTTCTTGACGCCGAAACTGATCAGGATGTCGTAGCACAGTTGGAAGCCACGAAACAGATCGCGTTCACCATTCATCCAAGCATCAAGGAGAATTTGCTCCTTCTCGGTGCGGGAGTTTGTAGCTGCGAGCTTTCGAATGTACGATACAGTTGACATGCGGTTCTTCCTTCAAAGTTACAAAATGATACAGCAACTCTTCATCTAAATCAAGGGCCATTGAACTTTGTACTCAAATCTTTGAACATCTTGGCAAGTATTGCTTCTTTCCATTCATCAAATGCATCATTCCAAATTTGCTTTGACGGATTGGTGAGTTTGAAAAGAACTGCATCTTCATCAAGTTTGAAGTTCAATACCAAGCCTTCACTGGTCTGTTGAAAATTCACAGCATCAGCACAGTTTTGTAAACACCAAATCATTGCATGACGGCCGATGATGTCGGCCAAATCTGGTGGTATCTCTCCGCCATCTTCCGGGACGAACCCCGGAAGATCCATCTTGACTGTAGTCATTCGAGCTCGTCTTCGCCGTCTTCCAAGTAGACATCCCGGCGATCACGTGCATCCAGAACTGCTTTCTGGACATCCACGTAATCGTGGAATTCGGAAGCCTTGATCGCAAACGGCTGACGATCTTCGAACTTTTGTCCGTCGATCATGGGGATTCCGTGGACATCAAGGACGCCAGTGACTGTTGGGATATCGATCACCTCGAACCCCATTTGTTCAAAAACACCCTTGAGTTGTTCGGACTTGGTTTCCATTTTCATTCTCCGTTGTGTTGCCTTAAGCCAATTATGGACTCAAACTGGCCCCAGTAGACAAAACATGATTTTAACCGTGTGCGAAAGTTGTGATAAATACTGACATGCGATACAACCAAATCATCAACGAAGCAGTTCAAACCTTCTACCACGGTTCAACACACCAAATCAAAGAGTTCAACCTGGAGAACGTCGGTCGTGAAGGGGCAATCGACCAAGAAGGGCCCGGCATTTATTTGACATCAAGCCCAGATGATGCACGACACTATGGCGAGCACATTCACGTCGTTCAAGTAAAGATTGTGAAGTCACGAATGATGCCGGACAAAAGAACGATCAATCCACAGTTCATTCGTGGGTTGATCACAAAAGCGCCAGATGTTGATGACAACTTGACCAACTACGCCGAGAACCGAGAGGTCGCAATACGAACGGCTGTTCAGCAGATCATGGACGCATTTGGCCCCAACGAATATCGTGAAGCCATGGAGCAGGTTTGGTATGATCATTACCGAGGCCAGGAACGCGAATGGTTGTCGCGTATGCGCTCGGTGGGTTGGGATGGTTTTCTGGTGCCACGCTCTGGTGGCGTCGTCCACTTGATTTGCTTCAATCCAGAGATCCTGAAGATCACTGGCGAGCTTTGATCACTCGTTGATCAGACCCCGTAGTTCACGAGCAGCATCAGCACGAGCTTTCTTCTTCCAGATGCGACGCGAGGAAGCCTTGCCACGATCAGCGCGAGCGCAGCGATCGGACGCCGAGAGACCGTAGAGCTTGATATCAGCCTTGTCAGGGTTGGCAACATCATCGTTTCGGGGAAGTCCGTAGGGCTTCATTTTGTCTCCAAGAAATCAAACAGACGGAATTGACGGCCACGTTTGCGAGCTGCGCGATCAACCACATCACGAGAGCGAAGGCTCTTACCGCCCTTTTCCTGGCAGCAGCCAAACCGACAAGTCAGTTTGTCGCGACGCTTGTGACCGTAAGCTTTCATTGATGCTCCTTCAGTTGATACCAAATGATAGCTTCATTTGATAATGAAATCAAGATGACTTGGTACCGTCAATGTTATAAATTTCAACGGCGCCGTTGATGATAGATCCGTCCAAACGATTTGATTCCATCAATGGAATGCCCATCGGAACCATTTCAATTTGAGTCTGATTTGAAAAGTTCTTACCAACTGCAAGAATTGCCGCCTGTTCAACTGAAGCGGCAATTCCGTGAATCACAAACCCTTCAGGCCAGAAATCCTCAACCACTACAGCTATCATGTTTGACTCCAAGCAAATCATCTTAACCAAATGATAGTTTCACTTGGCTAATAAGTCAACTCAGTTGATTGATCTTAAGATTTTCAGAAGAGAGCCAAGCTCTGATTGCTTGACAACCGCGAACCCTTGATTGTTTAGAAACTCCAGAAAGTTCTCAGGGTTGCGAGTATCCACGTTCTTGTACTGCTCAGGGAGCTGTTCCCAAGGTAGAATCAGTGGATGAGTTTTGTCCTTGAGACTCAGGACGGGACCGTATCTCCATCCAGCA